CCAGCATCTTGCGCCCCTCGTTAGCGACCACCTCGTCCGAGGCAGCACCAAGCATGCGCTCCATGTGACGGACAGCAGGGTGGGAACCGTCGAGGATCTTGGAGGCAGTCTCGATGGTGATGGTGTTCATCGCCTTCTGCGCCTTCATCAGGATGACCTTGTCGGAGCGTTCCATCCCGTGCATGGCTGCACCGGTGAGGAATGCCACGCCTGCTGTCCGGGTCATCTTCTCAGGATCGAGGAGGACACGGTCAGGATCGACACCCCCAACCTTCTCGGAGAGATCGACGAGGAACTGGGAAGACAATTCCTGTCCCATCTCCCCTACCCCGCTGAAGACTGCCCGACCGAGACCGGTCTCGACATAACGCCCTACCGTTGCCGCAACCATCTTACCGACCGGCGTTGCCTTGAAGACCTTGCCGCCGACACCACCAAGACCGAGACCTTCGAGAGATCCGATGGCACCCTGGACGTAGGTCTGAATTCTGCGACCGTCAGCGTCAAGCCCTGCATCCTCGGCATTGTTGTAGCCACTGGCAGCCTGACCGGTCACCCCGAGGGCAATCGTTCCTGCACCTCCAGTGGTGGCACCGGCAGCGATGAACCCTAACGCAGAACCGAACCCTGACGGAAGATCACCGAACAGGAAGGTCTCTGCCAGGGCGGGGTTCTTGCGGAGGACTTCCTCGACCTTGGACTTGGTGCCTGCACCGAGGCGACGACCGACCTCTCTCGTGACGTAGCCATAGGCTGCATCATTGAACCGGTTTGTCTCTGCCCAGGATTCGGCATCCGTGAACATGGTCTTGAATGCGGTCAGGTAGTCACCCTCCAGCATTGCGGCACCAGTCTTCGAGGCTTGGTATCGTGCCAGGACGTTAGCCTGGGCGCTATCGAAGGTGGAGTAGTCCTTGCCGTTCTCCTCGTGAGGGACGGCAGACATCGTGCCCATGCCCTCAATGCCCGAGGCAAGCAGGTCAGAGATAGAGGTGACCAAGGAGGATGTCGCACTCTCGTAGCCAGGGACATCGTTATCGATGGCATTCATCCTCCACATCTTGAAGAATTCCTTGGATCGTTCCTCGGTAGCGACCGGGTCCGCTCCGTTCTGGATCATGTATTGCGCTGCCTGACCAGCGTAAGAGGTTAGCAGTGCCATGCGTGCTGCGGCATCACCCTTCTGGTAAGCATCTCCCCCACGGATGTCGTCCCATTCCAGGGGTGCCACCACTCGGGCGGCACTCTTGTTGACGTTTTCTCTCGGGTCAGTGTAGGTGGGCGGGGTCATTTGTCTTGGGTAGGATAAGCCTTAAATTTCGTCCACGGTGGTGGAGTGGTAGGGAGTAGGGTGTCGAACCCTCGGGTCTGTCCGTCAGGGGTGGCGAACTTCACTGCGCTCCGGTCGAACACACCAGGGGCACCGATCAGGTTGTAGGCATGATCTAAATCCTTCGCCTCCTTGATAGTGATGCCCATGGACTCAAGAAAATCCTCACCCTCTTTGCGGGGTGCGTCCCTGTGCTGCGCCCGCCAGTCGCTATATTCTTGATGTGTTAGGAGTTCGAACTTCTTCGCCTCATATTCATCCGCCCGTGGCGCATACTTCTTGACCATCGAACTGATCAGTTCATGCCCGTGCTTGAGGACCGGATCGGTCCCCTCACTCATCGAATCGGACAGGACACCCATCAGGTATTTACGCATCTTCGGTGGTGCCTCGGAGTTGATCCGGGTCTCCATGGCATACCTTTCATGGAGCGGGGTATTCACCGTCATGCCCTTGGTGACATCATCGCGGAGTGCATAGATCTTCTCGAAGTCCATCTTGCCTCCATCCATCCACCGATCGGTGAGTGCTTTCCGAGCTTCGTTGGTGATGCCCTTGACGCTGTCCAGCATGGCATCCTTCGTCTTCTCGTCCATGTCAGGATACTGGTCGAGCGACAGGGTGGCATTCTCCACGCCGTCCCTGGTGACCCTGCCCTTCTGCTCCTCGATATACTTGCCGAACTTGTAGCGATCGTTCTCGGTCATCCAGGGCATCTTGACTGCCTTGAGGATCTCCTCTGCCTTCCACGGGTCGGTCTCTGCCGTCCGGCTGAGTGCGGTCTTGCCGATCTTGGCATCGGCATCACGCATGCGGATACCCTCCAGTTCTGGCGTTGATAGACCGGCAGCCACCATGGCAGCGGAGACCTCGGCGAACTTCTCCATGTCACCGTTCTCGATCGCATAGTCCTGGGCTGCCCTGCCCTTGACCTTGGCGATAGCGATGTTCTGCCGGATCGACATCGAACCCAGCCGGGTCGAGGTCTCTGCGTCCCAGGCAGTAAGGTTGCGCTCCAGCTTGCGGGTGACCGACCGGCTGCGCTTGAGGCTAGGGTCGAGGATCGATGCCCTGACTGCGTCCGATTTCAGCTTCCAGTCGGCATCCCAGTTGGATGGATCTTCTGGTAGGGCTGCGGCATGCAACTCCCACGCCTGGGTCATGCGTTGATCAGCCTCGACCAACTCCATGGACTCCCGAGCATGAAGGACTTTCTTGCCAATGGCGGAGAGACCCTCACCGATGGCACCCACTGCTTGAGCCGCAGCACGTCCTGTGGAGAGGGCAGCCTCTGCCTGGGCACGTTCTGCCATGGATAGGGCACTACCGTCCTGCAAGACACCGCCTTGGCGCACCTCGCCCGCAGGGGCGGCAGTGCTGAGACGGATGCGTCCAGCCTTGACCGGTGAGACCTGACGTTGCGCGTCCCCTACCCCAGGCATGATCTGAGAGATCCCTGCGCCCGGGTTGGGACCGTTAGGGATGCGGATGAGTTGCCGTTCTTTTGCCATAACAATTATCCCTGTCTCAAAGTCGCACCCTTGTAGGCAGCATCACCGAACGCTGACACAACACCAAGACGTCCCTGCGTGCGGGTTGCTGCGGCACCGGTCACACCGGCGGCATAGCGGGCCCTTCCTTCCTTGGCAGCAAGGTCACCTTGGCGGCGAAGGTCTTCCGCTTCAGAGCGAAGATTGTAACCATCCATCTTGCCCTTCTGTAGAGCGAGGATAGCCTCCTGCCGGGTGTTCCACGCATCGATCCTGGCATCGAACTTCCCTAGCTCAGCACTAAACCGGATGCCCCGCTCTTGCTCTGCACCGTCCCAGGCTGCGACGTGCCCCTCGTAGCGGGACACCTCACCGGCGAACCGGATGCGGCGGGACTCTTGTGCGCTCGATGTGAGGATGTCGAGACGCTCGGTCTCCAGATTGGCAGCGGACTCCTCCAGCAGATCCAACTCGGTGCCGGACTCGACGAACCCAGCCTGCGCGGTCTTGATCCTCTGGTTCCCGAGGAACTGCTGACCGGATCTCCACTGCCGGTATGCAGACTCGCTCCCAGCCTTGTCATTGATCCCAGCCTCGACGTCTAACTCTGCCGCCTTGGTGTAGGCAAACTGCAAGGCACGAGCAGAATTCTGCCGGACTACATCGGCAGCCCTGACGTTCTCCCTGTAATCGATGCCCGCCAGTGCTTGGTTGATCTTCGCCTGCTCCCGCAGCCGGGTAGCCTGGAACTGTCCAGCCCACTCCGCATGCGCGGCGTTAGCCTCGGCCACACTGGCACGTTCGTAGAAGATGCCCTTGTTGTCCTCGGCAGCCTGACGCTCGATCAGTGCTGCTGCGAGGGTGGCATCGGCAGACTTCTTTGCGGCGGCATTCTGACCGATTCCTCCAGCAATGGACGAACCGATGCTTGCTCCAGCGAGTAGTAGTAGTGGAAGCGGCATAGCTCGGTGCCATGCATAGCACTGAGTCGAATTCCCACAACCTTGAATTCCAACAATTACAGAGCTTCCGTCTGATCCCAGTTCACGGTCATGCAGAGTATGGTGCCGGGTAGACCGTTGTTCTGCCGGAACTTCAGACGCGGCTGCCTATCATGACCACCGGCAACGGTGAGTTTGAGAGGTCCGGTCTGCAACGGTGGCGGGATATTCGGGTTGTTGCTTCCAGCGTGAGACTGGCATTCATACCACTGCTCCCTGGTCGCGTCCGAGTATTGCAGGCCGAACGTGTTGTAGACCTCGATGATCACCTGATTGATCCTGGCAATGAAGTGCCGGGTCGATCCCTGCTGAGTCTGCGCGATCAGTGGCAGGGTCTCCATCGTGGACGTGAACGGCAGCCCCACTGCGATCTTGGTGCCTGCCCTTGCCAGGGTGATCGATCCCCCTGACACCACCCTCGTGGGGTGGGTGCCGCCGTCCACCATGACGCTGACGGTCTTGCCATTGAGGTGCGAGAGACCGGAGACGGTAGTGCTGGAGGATTGCACGATCAGGAGACCGGAGTCCCAGTAGAGGCACTCTGCCGGGATGTTATCCAGGGCACGGTCAGGGGTGGTCGGGTGCAGTCTCTCGATGCGCGTGGTGCCGTCGCGAAGGACGGCAAGCCAGATCTCATCGTTGACCGGTCCCGGGATCACTGCCACGCTCAGAATGGTGCCCTCAGTGGTGTGCCGGTGCCACCCTATCACGCTCTGGGTCCGGTCGTAGTTGAGACCGATCAGGTTCCCACCGACGATGCACCAGAGAACAGGGTCAGGTTCTTTCGAGATTGCCATCTGATCGATCCCCAGCCGGGTGATGTGTTCTGCGACCAGTGTCAGGTCATCGGCGGCATAGGGATCTCGTGCGAGGTCGTCGTTTGTGGTGTCGAGACCGATGTAATCCCTGACCCTGCGACCACGACGCTCGACGAACAGCAGGCTGTCATTGAGTTCTACCACACCCACGGCATTCGATCCGTAGGAACTGGACCGGCGGGCACTGGCATTGACGGGATCACCCTCGTATTGCACCACCCACTCATCACCGGCGGTGCCGATGATCAGGGCACCGTTGCGGGATGCCAACCACTGGATCTGGTCCGCAGTCGGTGAGTATAGCTGACGTCTGATGCCAAGGGCAGAGGCACCAGGGAAGCGACCGAACGCACCGAAGTTGTCAACCTCGCTGCCCCAGTAGGTCAGCGGTTCCGATACCGTCCCGGCGAAATAGAGTCGCCCGTCGTGCAGGATGACCTGCCGAGGATACCCGTTCCTCGCATTCCACGAACCCTCTGCCCAGTTGGACGTAGCACTCGTGGTCTGCAATTGACTCTCCACCGTTGCGTTGACGACGGTCGAGGAGGTGAATCCGGTGACCACGACCACGCCAGTCACGATAGGGTTCTTGGTGTCGAGATAGGCAATCGGAGTCCCCGTGCATGAGGTCCATGCCGTGATGTTGACTCTGAGCCTGATGGTGGACGCAGAGAACCCGTTCACCTCAAGGTTTGCATCACTCACCCTGACCCACGACCCGAGGGTCGTCCACGTTGCCCCGTTGTCGTAGGATGCCTCAAGCGCAATCGTGGCAGCCCACACACCCGTCGTGCGGAAGGTGTAGTCACCCTGGACGATCGGAGTGGATGACGTGCCGGTTGCGGTGATGTTGATGGAGAAAGTGTTAGTCGCCCGGGTGTGACTGATGGCGAACCGGCTGCCAACGTGCGTAGACAGGAACGTCGCTGCCGATGCAGTCAGTGTGATGGCACCAGTGGCTGCACTCGGGGTGATGGTCGTGGCAGTCGCATTCGCATCCATGAACGGATAGGAGTCGATCGTCATTGCGGTCAGCGTCCAGTTGGTGTCCGTCACCCGGAAGAGTCTCTGCTGCGGGTAGCGTGGGTGGGTCAGGTAGACCGCATCCAGAATCTGCTCGGCACGAATGTCGTCGAGGTCATCTGCCGGGTAAGGCGAGACCAGTTCAAGCGGGATGCCGCCACTAAGGACAGGAACCCCGTTAGCGTAGAACCTGACCTTGAGGTCACCGAATGCGATGATGAATGCGGTCCCGGCAGAATAGCGGAAGTCGAGTAGGCGCACGTTGTCGTTGTCCCACTCGGCAATGTGTTCCATGCCGGGACGACGGGTGATGCCACCGTAAGGCAGCGTCAGTAAGTTGGTCAGTTCATCGACGCTGGAGAGATACCGTGGTAGGTCGGAGCGACCCCACAATCGGCGGGAGATCTCTCCCCCGTTGAATGAGTAGACGGGTGAATTCATTGGTAGCGGGCACGGACGAGGTCTGACTGAGCCACAAGGTCCACCCGGTAGGGGCGGGATTCATTCACCCCTTGCTGGATCGCAACAGGTAGGAGATAGGTGAGGGCGTGCCCCTCCAGTTGGGAAGCCTTGCCGACGTCCCCGGTGATGCCTGGGCAGATCCTGGCAGCCAACAGGGTGGCGAAGGTCTCGGTGAAGTCTCCCGGGTAGGTGGCAGGGTCTTCTTGGAGGCTGACGTAGCGCACCTTGCAGGAGTCGGCATCGCATAGGATCATGCCACCCTCGATCTCGAACGGTGGATCGACCGAGTCCTCGGTGCTGTAGCTGTTGACCTCAAGGATGTGGATGCACCCGGCAGGGATCTGGTATGCTTTCGACCAACCCCAGGCTGGAGCGGTGAGGGCAGGGACGACAGCCCGCAGGATAGCGAAGGACCAAGGGGCCTTGCGGAGGATCTCTGCCAGGACGGCATCGTAGTGCGTCCGCAGATGCTCAGCGTTGACGGTGTTCTCGCCGGTGCTGACGATAGGGGTTGCCCCGAGCTTGGACAGGGCGAGGTTGCAGATTGCGGTCTTGGTCATGACGTTAGGTGGCGCGAGTTAAAGAAAAGGGGGTAGGCGTCTCCCAACACCTACCCCCACTGACACATCCACAAGAAAGGGGTTACTCGTTGACGAGGATCTTGACGACCTTCTTGTCGTAACGACGCACACCACCCATCCGAGCGACGGCACGCACCTGACGGGCGTGGGAGTTCTCGGGCAGGGGATCGATGTGAGTCCGTTGGTCGCCGAAGAAGAAGTGGACGCCGGACGGCACCCAGGCGAGGAGGTTGCGGACACCGGCGGCAGTGGTAAGCTGCTCGGAGCGGATGAACTTGATGCCGAGGAACTCATCAACCTGCCCAGTCACGAGAGGCTGCATGTTGTTGTAATCGGCACTGGTCACCTTGACCTCGTCGAGCATGCTGTCCAGATCGGTCTGGCTGACGGCCATGATGATCTTGGTGTCACGGTTCTGGGCGATCCCAGAACCCACGACCTCGTTGATCCCGAAGAGGGACTTGACCCGGCGCAACTTGTCGAGCGTCAAGCCCGAGTTGGCAGGGCTGCCGGTGCGGACGTAGTCGCGAGCGACGGTCTGACCGGCAGTGAAGGCAATGGACCCAGTGCCGTCTTCTCCAGTGATGGCAGTGCCTTCAAGGGCAGCGAAGATCCGCAAGTCCACGAGACGTTCCATGTTGGCTTGGATCAACGCGAGGATCTGGCTGTCAGGGCGACCAAGAGCAGCGAGTTGGACGTCGTCCCACTCATCGATCACCTTGGTGGATGCGTAAGGCTTGGCAGTGATCCAGCGATGAGCCGAACTCAGGTCACTGCGGACAGTGGTCCCGGCACGGACGGTAACTTCTTCGGCTGCGTTGTCGGCATCGAAGTCGTCGAATCGCTTGCGGGCACCATTGAGAGAGGTCTCAAGGGTGACGAATGCTTTCATGCGAGACAGCATCTGCTGTGCTTGCATTCCCCAGTTCTCATTGAACAGGTCAATGAAGTGGTTCGGTAGGTTGGTAACAGCTTGGCTCATGTTATTGCGTTAGTTTGTGTTTCAG